AGTAATACAGGGTATTGTCTGAAGAAAAAGCTTTGCTGTCATATGCTACAAATGACATGCCTGTAAATGCTGGGCTATTTAAAAGAGCTCCATACTTAAGCATTTGAACCTTGTAGTAAAGCATTCCGCCAGAAAACCCAGGAATACTAGAATGGTTTGTTAAAGGAGTATATGTGTCACTGCCATCAGTATTATAGGATACTATAATACCGCCAGAGTCCCCATACCAGTCTATCTGATTATGTGAGTTGTTTTCAAATGTTGGCAAAAACACTGAGTCTGTAAAGTATCCAGAAGATACACCTCCTTTAAGAACTACATAGTTTTCAGCTATCTCCTCTACATCTACCATAGTTGCAGTAGACATAGACTTGTTAGATCCATATAAAAATCCAGTAGTTAGTGGCTTTATTTTATTTGAAAAGCTAAAGTAAGAAGCATCATCAAGAGCCATTATCTGGCCTGGATTCTGATAGACATCATCTAGTTCTTTTTCATTTAATAAATACTTTGGGGTTAAAGCTTCATTAAATATCTCTAGTTTATCAATCATTATAAAACTTGATGGAACAGCTGAGGTAAGTGATAGTGTAGATGTTGATTTAAACTCAAAGTCATCTGGTAGCTGTATTTGATCTTGGATTGTGCCGTCAATAGATAGCGATAGTATTCTTTCAGAGTATGACGCTGTGACAAGAAGTCTCTTGGATATTGTTTGAAGCTTATGCTTTACATAATAAATTGCATCTACGCTTGATACGCCAAATGAGATATTTGACTGAGCAACTCTAAATCCTAAGCCATTTGTGCTATCAAAAAGTATGTCTGCCTGATCTGCAAATGAGCTTCCAAGCTTTAGATAAAATGATATTGAAAACGACTCTTGCTCATGGGTTCTTTTAGCAATTGGGACATCAACTATTGTTAATGAGTTGGTTATGTCTATTAATACTGAATTATTTGTTCTTGAGGTAAGTGGTGGTGCAGGTTTAAATGTTCCAGTTTTTGTTATTGCTGTATTTTTTCCAGAGATATCATTAAACGCTTGGCCAGGCTGATCAAACAGCACCTGTACAATCTTCATGATATTCTCCTTGCATAGTTGTTATAATTAATTAGCTGTAACTGATACGCCGCTTATTGTAGCGTTAATCAGATTTGGAATGCTTCCAAAGCCGTAAATCTTATCTCCTGAATTAACAACTAGTGAGTGTGGAAGAGTTATAGTTTCATTTCCTTCAATTGCAACAAGGTTATATATCTTTTGTGAATCTAGTCCGTATTCTGTTCCGCTTGGTACTACAGCCAAAGAGAAATATAAAACACCGTTACTTGTATTTGTAAGAGTGAACTCTTTTATTATAGCTGCGGAAGTAAATGTTCTCAAAAGCATTGGGACTGTAGTCATTGCTACAGGACCAGCAAATCTTGTTGGGATATATGCCATATTTATATTCCTAGCTAATTGTCCACTTAGAGATTAAATCACGCTCTACTTGGCCTGTCTCATAATCACTTAGTGTTCTATTATAAATAATTAATTCTCCAAGATCAAACTGACCGTATGTTGTTAGATATCTTCCAATTGCTTGCCCAGTCATTCCAGCAAGTGATCCACCAGAAGATCCAAGTCCTACAGTTGTTCCATTTCGCTTTACTCTTCTTTCTAATGTTTCTGCATTAAATGAGATGTTATAAAGCTCTGGCTGCCCTGGAGTCTTTAGTGGAACAATTGTTGTTGCATCGTCATTTCCAAAAACTATCTTGTGTGTATTTGCAGCAGTATATCCTGCTGCAAGATTTGCTCTAGTTCCAGCTGACTGTCCTCCTAAAACAAACGAGTTAGAGGCCTGTGATGTCTTTGTAGCCACATAAAATATTGTAAATGATGATGCTGTTAGCCATGATAGCGTTGGGTCTGACATATTTAAGAACTGATCTATTCCATTAAATCTAATACATGGGAGAGAGTTAATTCCAGACAATACAAATGTTGGCTTATTTGCCTGTGTTGGCTGATTTAAGTGTCTGATATATTGTGATCTATCCTCAACCACTGCAATCTTTCCATTTACATCTCTTTGAATATTGTCAATAGCTGTTGCATCAATCCATAGGCTTAATCCATATTGGCTGTATCTAGCTCTTTTATAAATAGATCTTTGATTACTTAGCATATGTTATTCCCCCTGTAATGCTTCAAATGCAGCTAGCGCATCTTTATTTTCTGTGGCCTCCGCCTTAGTAAACTTTTCTGCAACTACACAGTAAACTTTGTCATCGAGAATATATGGATCACAATAAACAAGCTTGTGTGTTGTAGGCTTATGATCAATATACTCAAGCGCTACATGAAGATCATGGTCCTTCATAAATGCCTCGTCTGGGCCAGTTGGAGGAAATCCAGCTGTTGGAAATAAGTCTTTTAGAGTGCCGAACTTATCTATCTTATTGGCTTTGATGATTGCATAGTACATATGTTATCCATTTGTCCAGTGCTGTGGGGATACAATACATGGATAGTTAGTCGATGTATATCTTGTATCAAAGCTGTAGAGTAATGTAGTTGGGCGCATATTAATTGTTGCACCATTTGTAATTCCAGATGTTGTTGCATCTCTACCAAATTCAAATATGCCACCTAAATCTACAATTGATAGTCTCATTCCAACGTTGCCATCAGCATTTTCAACCGATGCATTGAATAAAAAGTCATCTTCATTAATAGGTATTAGTTGGCATCCATTTGATGTGTCTCCGTATCTAGCAAAGTAGTAGTTACGTGGGTCTCTAGTATCATTGAATACTGTACACATTCCTGCGCCATAGTAATAATATGGTGAGTATGAGGCTAACCAATAGTTACTCCATGTTATATTACTTCTAATTCCATATTGTGCGCCCTGATCCCATCCATAAGATGTTGTATTTCCAATTCCACCTCTAGTAGTTAATGTTCCAGATGTAGACGCAATATTTGGCTGGAATGTTGCGTAGTGCGTAATGTTTGATGGCACAAATCTTGACAGACCAACAAACTCATTGTCTCCAGCAGTTATACGCATTCTATAACGTGACTCTGTATAGCTTTGTGAGTTGTCTTGCTGCCATTGAAAATCGTTATAGTAATAGTAAACGCCAGTTGTTGTAGCTGCTGGTGTTCCAGCGGTCTTAGCTTCTGACAAGAATAGGTGCAGTGTTCCTACGTCAAAGTTTTCTGCATTTAAATCTCTATTTAGATTTGTGTTTCTCCAAATATGCATGCGGTAATTATTTGCAGCATCCTTCGCCTCAATTACGATAAGCTTACGCTGTCTTTGATTATAGCTTGCCATTCCATATCCAGTTCCGCCAAACCATGTTGCATATGTAGTTGTATTTAAAGATAAGTTTTCAAGGTAGTTAGAAGCACCTCTTGGCATAATCTGTAAACCAGCATCTGCATGCCTTAAAGAAATTTTCTGTCTAACTCCACGATCACCAATAATTGTACCAAAATATGGCATATGTGAATCCATTGTTCCACGGTTACGGGCATAGATTCCATTTGGATGAAAGCCTCTTCCTGGAATATTTAAATACCAGTTACCGTCTTGCTGATTCATTGGAGTTGCTCCAACCCAGCTATTTGTTACGCCAGAAGAACCCCAGTTATTTGTAGTGTAGTTTTGACCAGTAAAGTCTGCTTGAATTTCAAAGTCTGTTGACCCATAAGTTCCGCCAATTGGCTGCAGCTCTGAATCATAAATTTGCCAACCTGGAGTATTCTGATAGTTAGAGAACATTGCTACCGTTGGAAGTGGATTCTTATCTGGCAAATCTGCAACTGTAGTTCTGATAGTATTAACTGTTGTAGTTAGTGTATTTAATCCAGATGATATATTAGAGTTAAGAAGAATATTGAGCATTACTGGGCTAGAGTTTAAAGCAGCATCCATGTTGGATACAAATGTTGCTCCAATTCCAGGAAGGTCTATTGATGTGCTGCTAGTTGAAATTGCCATTTATTGCTCCTCTTATATCTTCAAATCAGAATATGCGTATGATCCGTAAACGGTTGTGCCGTTATTTCTTGTGTAAAAATTTAATACTGTTGTGTCAAGTGAAAGTACTGGTGAGATATTTGATGCTCCACCGCCATCCCAGATTACTGATGCTGGCCATGTTTGAACATAGCTACCGCCACCCTTAATCTCTAATTGCCAAAACTGTGCTGTATTAGCTGTTGCAGCAATATTTGAAAATGCTACTGTGAATGCTCCGCCTGCTATTACCTTAAATACATTTGATGTACTAAGATCTAATGTAAGAGTTCCAGATGTCTTTGTTCCAAGGTCTGTAAACTGTGAAGGTATATTAAAATATGGGTTGCCTTGACCGTTAATAGGAGCTTGGACATATGTATATGTCCATAGTGCTGGTACTATAGAAGAAGGTGTTTGTGTTATTGGCATATTACTCGTTATCCTCTGCTGGTGCGACAGCTCCTAGTGGTGGGATTTCTGGTGGAATATTTGCTTCTATTTCATCCCCAGCCTCTACCTTAGCAATTATTTCTTCACGTGCAGCAATAGCTGCTTCGTGATCAATTCTTTTTACCTCTTCATCAGAAACGCCATCGTACTTATCTACGACTACGCCATCCTTTAACTCAAATCGATGTGGAAGGTCTGACTCAATTGGAAGGTCATAGTCTCCATTTTCTAGAAACTGACCAGCAAATCCTTCGCCCATAAAGCTTATCTTCATTTTATTCTCCTTCTTTCCTTAAATGTTTCTCATCCAACGTTGCATTGGCATTAAGTATGTATAGTTTGTGCTTGTATACTTTGTATCAAATATACCGTTCATAACATTCTTATCGAGTCCTATATTTCCGCCATTAGCAATTGTACCAGATAATGTTCTACCATACTTTAGTGGACCTTCAAGATCAACAATAGATAGTCTTTGTCCAGATGTTCCATCTGAGTTTGATACGTGATATGACCACATAAACTTATTCTTTTGGAACGGTACAAGTGCACAACCGTTGTTTGTGTCACCATACTGACCTATAAAGTAATTTCTTGGATCTCTTGTATCAATAAAGTATACGTTCATTCCAGAACCATAGTAGTAGTATACGTTATATGCTGCTACCCAGTTATTATCCCAAGTAATCATATGTCTAGCACCATACTTTTGGCCCTGCTCATATCCATAAGATGTTGTATTTGAAATTGTATTAAATGATGTATTCAGGGTGCTGGATGATGGTGTATATGTAGCATAGTGAGTAATGTTTGAAGGAACGAATCTTTGCATTCCAACAATTCCATTATCTCCTACAACAACACGCATGCGATATCTTGATTCATCATAGTTTTGTGAGGCATTTGCTTGCCATTGGAAATCATAGTAGTTATACGATGCTGAACCATTTACTGTAACTCCAGACTTAGCTTCAGATAAAAATCTATGGAGCATTCCAGCCTTATAGTTTGACTGGTTAATTGATCTTCCTGTTCCAGTATTAATCCATCTATGAAGACGGTAATTATTGCTTCCGTCCTTTGCTTCAATAACTACAATTGTTCCAGTTCTTTCGTTATATGAAAACATTCCATACTGTGTTCCGCCAAACCAAGTAGAGTATGTAGCAGAGTTCATATTAACTTCTTCTTGCCAGCCGTTTTGCACACCTCTAAACATTACTCTTAAAAGGTTATTTTGTGACCACATAGAAATCTTTTGTCTTTTTCCATTAAGTCCAATAATTACTCCCCAGAATGGCATCCAAGAGTTCATTCCGTCTGGGTTCATTGATGGGTAGTTTCCAACACCCTCGGAATGTCTCCAGTACCAGTGAGTATCTGCTTGATAAAATGGAGTTGCTCCCATCCAGTATGATGTCCACCCGTTTGAACCAATATTTCCATTTGTATAGTTATTTCCAGTCCATGCTGACCACATTTCAGCATTTGTATCTGGATAGCCACCATAAATTTCTCTCATATCACTGTTATAAACAGTAATTCTTGGATCATTGTTAATGTTTGAGAATGTTGCAAAGTTAGGTAGAGGCTCTTTATTTGGCAGATTATTAACTGATGTAGTCAATGCACTTAATGCATTTTGAATATCAGTTATACTTCCAGCATTTGAAATATTTGTCTGGATAGACTGCACAGTTGCATTTGCAGCGATAGCGCTCACAAAGCTGTCTGCAATTAGCTTATCAATACCTGGAATGATTAGCTGTATGGTGCTATTTGCTACTGCCATTTAAATGGTCTCCTAAATTTCTATTATATGTTTGTTACTTTTACGCCTGAGATGAACAAGCTTACTGCGCTTGCTACTGATGCTGATACTGAAATAGCATCTCCTGCGTTTAATACCTGCTTAAAATCAAGTACTGTGATCTGGCGTGGAGCCAAGTCAAGGTTCTTGAAGAAATCTGTTCCTGCAAATGTCAGTGTGCACTGATTTGCAACGTTTGTTAGGTTTGCAACTGTAACCGATGTAATAACATCTGTTTCACCTGCTGGGCATGTCCAAATCTGTGTTGGTGTATTTGGTACTACGCCGCTGTATAGTCTTGCTGGTAAGCTAATTGTAGCCATCTTATATTACTCCCATGTTTGCGTATAAAGTATAGTTGCTAATTGCTGCGGCGACCAGTGCAATCTGAGTTGTACCAGATGTGTTTACTGCTGCAATCTGTGTTGCTCCAGCGGCAGTAACAAGGTTGACCTGACCTGCTGCAGCGCTTTGAACGCTTGTAATAGAGCTATTTGTTACACCAATAATATCGTTGACGCCAAGTAAGTTGCCTAGTGTCTCTAAAGCCTTAGCTAAGAACACTAGATCCTGTGGATCTAGTGTTGAGCTTGTTAAAGCATCAATCTTATTTTTGGCTAATGTTACTTGGGTGCCAAGTGTTGAATAGTCAGTCATTTTTTACTACCACCTCTTTGTATTAATTATAGCATGACCGTTATTATTGCGGTTCTGCTGGGAATGGGGCTTCTGGATCGTTACTTAATACTTCTAAGTAGTCACGCAAAGCCTGTCTGTATATTTCCCATTCAGCTTTTTTAGCATCAGACAGGGGAGAAGAAGGAAGTTGAGTCCAATCAGACTCAGACAACTTTTTATCCCTTTGAAATCTAGCGTCAGAAAGTTTAGTGCTCATGATTAGGTCTTCTCTATATGAGCTAGCTTGCTTATCAGTCATAGGAGAAACTTTTCCATCTACTAATTTATATAATTTACCATCTATGTTTAATGGAACCTTATACCAGCCAGCTCCTGGATCTTCTTCAAAAAGTGCTGTCTGAGCCTGTATTCCATCCTCAGTAAAATTCATATATCTTGATTCTGACATTATCTATCTCCATAAAGTTCTGCAGTTCTTTGCCATATTCTATATGAGTTTTTAATATTAAACTCATTTAACTGATCATTATATGTTGCTGCAGCTTGTGTCATTTTAAGGTCTGGCTGAATCCAGAAATCAGAAAATGTATTGTGCATATCATAAAATACATTTGAGTCCAAGTACCAAGCTACGTAGCCTGACTGCCAGTAGTACATTGTATTTGTCTGAAGAACCGCAACTGTTGTTTTGGCTGGAATTGTTACGTTCCATGACCACTCATAATATGAGTTTCCACCTGTTCTATTTACTGGAACTGTCCAGTTAATATCAGTTGTTCCAGCATAAGAACCATTTGTAGTTGGTGTACCAATTGCAACTCCAGAACCATCATATCCAGATGCCCAATAATTTGTATAGTGACCCCACATAGTTACTGTTTTTGCTGTGGTTGGGTGATGGTTTCTTAAGAACATTACTCTGGATCTAAATGGTGAGTATGCTGTATCTCTATTATGTGCAATGTGTACGCTGTCTCCACCCATTACTGAGTTCTTAGCCCACTGAATTTGTCCAATTCCATGAAGGTCTGATTGCGTATTGTATGAAACTGTATTCTGTCTTGTATTTACACCTAAACCAAACCAGAATGCTCTTTCGCAGTCCGCCTGTGTTGTTCCAGTAAGGTAGTTATAATAGTTAGTCCATGGATCTGAGTTGGCCCAGATTTGCCACCAGGCCTGTCTTCTTTCATTGACAGTATTAATACTTGGGATACCATATGGTCTTCTTGAGCCATCTGTTACTTCTTTAAATATTCTTGATTCAGCATCTACAACACCAAGTGATGCTGGGGTAATTCCAAGCGCTGATCCAGTAACTCCAATTGATGCGAGGTCTGCTGCCTTAAGCCCTGAGCTTAAAGTAATAAGTGAATTTAAATCTGCCATTACTGTAGTATCCTCCATCCATATGTGCTATTTGTATATAATAATTTAATGTGTCTGCTGTTTACGTTAAAGACTAGGTTTTCTGCTAGACCTTGAATTTTTTCTCCAGACCTATTAACTGTAAAGTTTGTTGTTCCAGCTGTTCCTGCAATATCAATAATTTCAACTACATCTCCAGTGATTGGTCCAGGTGGAAGTGTAATTACTTGGTTTGCAACTGGAACAACCATAAGTCTATCTTTTGCAAATGCTTGGTATGATGTTCCAGTAATCTGTTGCCAAGGATTAAATGATGCAGCCGCTGCCTGAGCTGAAGCTGTAGCAATTGCTGAAGATTGTGAGTTTATCTGACTCTCAAGAGATGTAGTTCTTGGAGCCAAATTATTATATGATGCTTGAAGAGTATTATATGCAGTCTGAAGTGTTGATACTGCTGCACCGTTTGCGGTTCCATTAATAACTACTATAGCTGCATCTGTTGCATCTTCAATAGCTGTTACTGCCGCTGCTGTTGCCCCAACGATATCTTTTACACCAAGGGATTCTGCTAGGATAGTAAGTGACTCAGCAACATACATTATGTCTTCTGCTGTAAGGGTTTGAGAAGTTAGTCCATCAATCTTAGATTTTAAGATTGTGATTTCATCATTAAGTGTGCTATAGTCTGGCACTTTTTCTCCCTTTTAAGCCTGAGCTTCTGTCCATGAAAGACGAGCTGAAATATCTGAAGATGTCAAACCTAAGTTAGTTGCAACAATTGTTAAGATATCTGGACCATTTGGGAATCCTGGAGCAGTTGCATTACCATTTCCAGAAAGAATTGATGTTCCAAGATCTCTAACCTTTGAAAGGTCAAATGTTGTTGTTGCATATTCTGTTGCAGTACCAGATACATAGAACGCAAATGCCTGGTCTCCGCCTTGGACTGTTGAGATTGGAGTTGTAATAGTAGTTCCTACATCACCAGTACCATCATGGTAAATTACCTGTGCAAGTGATCCACCTGGAACTCTCTTAAGTTCCCAGTCTGATGGAATATTAACTCCAGTTGGGAATTTGGCTACGTTGTATAATCCTTGAATAAGGAATGTTCCCTGTGCAAGAATACCAAGTGAGGATAGCTGGAGCTGCATAGTATTAATTACTTCACGAATACCATAGTTTCTACCAATTCCGTTATCTGCTGAAGGTGCAATTCTGATTGAAATCAGAGGTCTTGGAACTGCTGCAGAACCAAATGACTGCTGGATGCTTCCGTTTGGAGTAACAATAGAAGCTGGAATTGTTGTTGAATTTGTTATTGTATACTGAATAGTATTTGCTGTAACTGCAGACACTGTATATGTACCATTAAATGTTGTATTTTCAATTGCTAGTGCTGATGAAGTTTGTGCCTGTGCTGTATATCCATATGCACCAGCCAAAGTAACTGTAAATGTATTTGCTGTTGGAGTTGTAACAATTGTTCTAGTTCCATTTGCAACTGTCAAAATTGCATTTGTTACAACTAATCCAGTAGATCCTCTATTTGATAAAGTTGTACCTGTTATATTTACATTGTATCCTGCAATAAAGTTGTGTGCACCAGAAGTAGTAAATGTTAATTCTGTTGCTGAAGTTCTAACTATAGATGTAATAACAGCTCTTGTGTTAACATCTGAAACTGATACTGGGTATCCAACTTGAAGTCCATGGTTAGATGCTGTTGTAAGAGTAGCTGTTCCTGCTGCTGCTGCCTTAGATGTTACCTTTGCTGTAACTGTACCAGAACCTGCAATATTCATAAAGCGCTGCATTCCAGCTGTGAAGATGAAGTTCTTATCATCATCAAATCTTCCGTCCATAATTACTGATGACCCCCAGTGTGAAATAACTGGAGCACATGTATTTGTAATTGTTTGAACTGATACCTGAGATGTTCCAGATCCATTAGTAATTGTTGAATCTGGTGTAAATGTTACTGAGTTTTGAGTACCGCTAAGTGCCCATGGTGTACCACCAAAGAATGATGTCATAGGCTGTCTGCGGTTAATATTAACTGCATATCCCTGAGCTGTCTCATTGTATACTGGGTTTGTGATTGTATATGAGCAAAGCTCTACTGCTGAGCTGTCCTTAATGATCAGCCATCCTTCTGTTGGCCAGAACTTAATGCTATCAACATACATAAGAATTTCTGATGATGCTAGTGCAGACCCTACAATTCCATTTCCACCAGCCTTTAACTTTGTATTAAAGAATGGTGAGTTAATTGCCTCGTAACGTGCAGGAAGGTTTCCTGAGCGCATGTAAGCTTCTGTATTTGTATTGTTGTTAGGCATTCTGTGGCAATATGCGATATTACCCTCTGTTGTTCTAAATCCAAATCTAATAAATCCTGCACCATACCATGTATAGTCAATATATGCCATCTGCATCTGAGTTGTATCAAGAGTATAGCCTGTAGGACCAGTTCCGTCCATCTTGTCCATATTCCACTCTGTCTGAGGAACACGAATTTCTTGTGTTACAAGATATCTTGATGTTGCATTTGTAGCGCCCTTGTATGCAGGTGTAATTGCCATTCTTGTATCACTTGAAATTTCAGCTATTGTATAGTTAGCACCCTTGATAACAATTTGATCTCCTACAAGGAGCTGCTTACGGAATCTTGTTCCAACTCCAGTAATAATATTTGAATACTGTGTAACAGAAAGTCTTCCAAAAAGTTCCTTCTTAGAGAATCTTCTTACTGCATATAGATAAGTTCCATCATATTCAAAGAAGAATCCGTTCTGATCGTTATATAGACCACAACGTGTTGCTGCTCCGTCCCATTCGTAAACTGTAGCCTTAACATCAATACCACCTGGGAACTGATCTGTAGCTGATAATCCTTGTGTAAGAACCATGTTATATTGGAATGAGTTTGTACCAAGGATATTAGTTACTACGAACTTTCCATTCCATGGGTTATATGAACCAGCTGTTACAACACCCTCAATCTTGATCTTAGCACCTGGCTGTAAACCATGGTCTTGAATTGTTTGAACCGTTACAGTCTGACTTCCTGGTAGAACTCCAGCAACTGTAATTCCATCAATATCAAATGTAGGTGTGAACTTAACACCTGTTGAGAACTGCATAGCCTTACCAGACTGATATCTGAAGTATCTACGTGTCTGACGAACTACTCTAACTCCGCAAACGTTATCTGTTGTTGAAAGAATAACTCCGCCGTCAAATGGGCGATGCTGTACATATCCATTTGGCTTTGCATAAAGTCCAACTCCAGATGTAACCATAGAAGCATTTGTAACCGCAGATGTCATCTTAAATTTAAATTGATTTGGAGAAGATACGTTAAAAATTCTCCATGTTCCAGAAATTGGACAAGCTGCATTTTGATTTCCAATAAGAATTGGAGTTCCTGGAAGAAGGCCATGTGGATTGCTTGTTGTTACTGTAATTGTAGACTCTGTTGCTTCGTCAGAATATGCTGACCAACCATTTAAACCTGCTGCAGCATTTCCACCTGGAATATGTGCATTGTCATAAATTCCTCCGCCTGTTACTGCGGTAAGTGTTCCATCTCTTAAGTTTCCATTTACTACACCAGAAGCTCTAAATGTAAATGTATATCCATCTGAAGATACTGAAACAATTGGGAATGTTCCTTCTGATAATGGATTTAATGAGTCTTGTACAGATATAACATCTCCAGCTGCTAAATCTGTAGCTGGTGATACAACTTGTACTGTAACAAGTGATCTAGGAGATGTTCCATCTCCAACCATAGATAGAAGGTCAAATGAGTTTCCACCTGTTGCTCTAGAGAAAAATGATGGATAGTTTGCTGTAAGAACAAGTGCTTCCCACTTAGAACCCTGAACACCATATTCAAAGTCTGTATCAATAAGTGATTGTGGTGGAGCTACTCTAAGCTTATTTACTGCATCTAGAAGAGGCTCTGTAAATGTCATTGTTTCTGCAACTTCATCTACGATAATTGCTAACTTATCATTAGCATTCATTCCGCTGCAGTTATACTTTAATACGATTGTTGTCTTTGGATCATACCCTACCTCATTGTCCACAGTAAATGAGTAAGCATTAATATTTGGGTCGGAGAAGTTATAGATTACTGTTCCACGAGTAGTATTTGTGATGAGCATCAAGCGGTCTTGACGGATGATTCTAGGGACAACAATGGTATTTGTTGCTGGATTAAATGTATAGTATGTCTCTTCTATTTGTCTTCTTGCCATTTTTTCTCCCTAAAATAAATAACTTGTTGCTGCGAATCTGCTATTAAGCTGTGTTTGTGTAACTGTGCTAGTATATTTTGGATAATATAAACCAAGATTAAGCAAAGCATCAACTCTTGCTACTGTAGTCTCCTCTAGTATAGCATTTGCTAGTTCATTACCAGATGGTCCTACTGCTCCAGTATCACCCTTAATACCTTGTTGACCTTGAGGTCCACGAATATTACCTTGAAGTGTCCATGTTGATGTTCCAG